GCGGTTGCAAGAAAAGATTGTGTTGTTGTTACTTCTCCAGCTAGAGATGATGTTGTTAACGTAACACACCAAACAACTGCTACTACAAATATTGTTTCTACAGCTAATAGCCTAACTAAAGGTTCATACTGTGTAATGGATGGAAACTATTTGAAAGTATATGATAAGTTTAATGATCAGTACATTCAAATCCCAGCAGCTTCTTCTACAGCAGGTCTAATGGCCGCAACTGATAGAAACGCAGCTCCTTGGTTCTCTCCAGCAGGTACTAAGCGTGGTCAATATTTAGGTGTTACAACTATTGATTATAACCCTAATAAGACTAATAGAGATACTCTTTATAAAGCCGGTGTTAATCCAGTTGTAAATCTTGCAGGTCAAGGTATTACACTATACGGTGATAAGACACTAATGAAGAGACCTTCTGCTTTCGATAGAATTAACGTTAGACGTTTATTCTTGGTACTTGAAAGAGCAATTTCTAGAGCAGCTGAAAACGTAATGTTCGAGTTCAACGATGAATTTACAAGAGCAGAATTTGTAAACGTTATTGAGCCAGTTCTAAGGGATATCAAAGGTCGTAGAGGTATTACAGACTTCAGAATCGTAGCTGATGAAACTGTTAATACTGCTGCAGTCATTGATCGTAATGAATTTATTGCAAACATCTTTATCAAACCAGCACGTTCAATTAACTATGTAACTCTTAACTTTGTTGCAGTTAGAACAGGTGTTGACTTTGAAGAAGTTGTAGGCACAGTGTAAGGAGAATAGAAAATGGCATTAGGAAGTGTAGACGAGTTTAAAGCCAGACTAGCTGGTGGAGGCGCAAGACCTAATCTGTTTCAGGTTACTCTTGCAAACCCACGTGGCGGTCTAGATGTTGAATTAGACGTTGATTTTGCTTCATTCATGTGTGAAACAGCTCAATTACCAGCTTCTACTGTTGGTACATTAATTGTACCATTTAGAGGTAGACAACTTAAAATGGCTGGTGATAGAACGTTTGATGTATGGACTGTAACAGTAATCAATGACACAGGCTTTAAAGTTAGAAATGAAATGGAAAAATGGATGAATGCAATTGCAAATCATTCAGATGCTGGTGGTGTACAAAATCCTGAACTCTATATGGCTGATCTTAAAGTAGAACAGTTTGATAGAGATGAGAGTGTAATTAAAACTTACAGTTTCAAGGATGCATTCCCAACGGAAATTTCACCTATTGAACTAAGTTATGCTGACAATGATAATGTTGAAAGATTCACAGTAACTTTCACATATCAGTACTGGACGTCAGATACAACAGACGGTTAATAGGGGTATAAATAAAATTATGGAGGGCAATTATGCCCTCCTATATTTTGAGGAAAAAAATGGCAGACGATAGAGGTTTTAGACTATTTGGTTTTGAAATAAAACGTCAGGAAAAAGAAGACGCTAAGAAAAAGCCGTCAGTTGTTCCTGCGCGTGATGAAGATGGTGCCGGATATGTGACCGCTGCTGGAACACATTATGGACAATATTTAAATATCGATGGTGATGATTCAAAAGATAATCACCAATTAATAATGAAATATCGTGGATGTTCAATGCATCCAGAAGTAGACGCAGCTTTAGAAGATATTATTAATGAAGCAATTGCGGGTGGTTTGATGGAACAACCTGTAAATATTAATATGGATAAACTTGATCAATCACCATCTATTAAGAAAAAAATAAAAGAAGAATTTGATAATATTGTTGGTATGTTAAATTTTCATGAAAACGCTCATGATATTTTCCGTAGATGGTATGTTGATGGAAGAATTTATCATCATTTAGTTGTGAATGAAGCAAACTTAAAAGCTGGTATTCAAGAAATTAGACCAATTGATGCGGCAAAAATTCGTAAAGTAAAACAAGTTAAAAGAAAAAAAGATCCAAAGACTGGTGCTAATTTAGTTGAAAAGGTTGATGAATACTACATTTATCAAGAAAAACCTGGCCAACAAACAGCTGGTGTAAAAATGAGTTTAGATTCAGTAAGCTATGTTACATCTGGGTTACTTGATGAGTCGCGCAAAAAGGTTGTATCTTATTTGCATAAAGCAATTAAACCTATTAATCAATTACGCATGATGGAAGATTCGCT